ATGCTCCTTTGTACTTCACCTGCAGCATTAACTTGCGAAGTTATGGCTAAGACAGAGGCAACATTTGCTACAGAAGAAGCATGTGCTCAAGAAGCATTAATAGTAGCTAGGTACTTTCAAGAACAAGGGTATCTAGCAATACCAGAGTGTAAGAAAATAAACATAGGAGTTTCATTATGAAAATAGTTAAATGGTTATGGAGATATTTAAAAAGAATTGTATGTGCAGTACTAAACATTAAGTGTGGTGCTGACTGTAACTGCAAGGCATAAACAATGCCTTTAAAAAAAGGAAAAAGTAATAAAGCTATAAGTTCTAATATACGTATGTTACGTAAAGAGGGCAAGCCACAAAAACAAGCTGTGGCAATAGCTTTAACAACTGCAGGTAAAAATAAAAATGGCAAAGCAAAAAGATCCAAAAGTAGGAACAGGTAAAAAACCTAAAGGGTCTGGACGTAGACTATATACAGATGAGAATCCAAAAGATACGGTATCAATTAAGTTTGCTACGATGGCTGATGCCAGAGCTACAGTAGCAAAAGTAAAAAAAGTAAAAAAACCTTACGCAAGAAAGATTCAGATATTGACAGTAGCTGAACAACGTGCTAAAGTTATGGGAAAGACAGCAATAGCAAATGTCTTTAAACAAGCTAAAGCAGACTTGCGGAGGAAACATAAAAAGAATGGCGTATCTACAAAGTAACATACCCTACTTCAAAGCATGGGTAAGAAGAGAATACACAAAGAATATGCAGGAGTATCATGGTGAGTTCTTGCACTGTATGGTAATAGCAGTAACATCTATGCCAAATAGAACATTAAGTTTTCAGGTTATCTTCACTGGATGTGAATCAGACGATGAAGATGAACCTAATATACACGGTGGTGCAATGTGGGCTAGGATGCCTCTTACGGCACTTGTGGCAGATACCCCCCTAGAGGAATGGCCCACAGAACTACCACCTTATTTAGCACAACCTTGGGATTGTATGTCTCACACACACTCAGTATATAAACTGGAACGTGCAAGTCCTGCCCCTTGGATAGCTAAAATAGATAATGAATTTTATCCTGCAAAATATTACTTTACTGTAGACTATACTGAAAGTGAAGTGGCAGATGATCCTGCACAACATAAACAGTCTCATGTTTTAGAATTGTTAGACGCAGGTGAATATACAGGTAACATGGTTGCGTTACCCAATAATAGAGTGAGAGTAACTCACCCTGCTTGGTTTGAAACTGGAGAAGGTGCTCCAGACTTTAGACCAAATCAAAATATCTTTAACTCTAAAGAAGATGTAGACTATGTATGGGATACACATAGAGTATTTAATAATTTATATCAGGAGAAATAATCATGGCAATGCATGGAAATAAAAAGAAGAACGGAATGAAGAAAAAAGGAATGGCACGTGGAGGCATGAAGAAAAAAGGTTATGCTAAAGGTGGCATGGGTATGATGAAGAAAAAAGGCATGGCAAAAGGCGGTGCAGCAAGTATGACACTAGCAAAAATTAGGGCTGCAGCAAAAGCTAAAGGCTACAAGCTAGTAAAAGAATAATAACTATAAGTGGTCAACCCACATTAATCTAAAGGATTTATAAAATGACAACAACTACTTTTACATCAGGTATTGAAGAATACGAAGAAAACGTAACCTTTGGTACTGGAATTACAGGCACTGGCCTAGTACATTCATTTGGAACACGTAAGATCCAAACGTTTGTAGGAAGCCTTGCCGCAACAGACACAAGCACAGCTTACGCTGATGGTGACGTTCTAGTAGAGCTAGGTGCTCTAGACACATCTGCACCTTCAAGCATTGTAACACCCTCTAAGTTTTTTATTCATAGAGCTTTGATAGGTATTACAACTGCTGCAGGTGAAACACTTGTAGGTGGTCTATCTCTTAGTGCTACTTCAGGTACAGCTACTAACTCTGCTGTTTCTTCAGGAACAGAGATTGTGGGCGCAGGTGTAACATCTTTTAACGAACAGTTAAGTGCAACACAGTCAATCACTGAGGTTGATGTGAACTTTAACAACACAGCAGGTAACTATCACATATTTGTACCTAATATTACTGCTGCTATTGCAAGTAAAAACTTGTATGCATTTGCAACAACTACATTAAATGCAGATGCTACTGCAGGACGATTTACTGTTGAGCTAGAATACTCAGTATTTTAAGGGAGGAATAATAAATGTCAACTTCCGTAGGCACATTCCAACCTAACACGTTACAATGGAGTGTACAAACAAAACAAACCGTAGATAATACAGCAGCTAACACAAAACATTTTACCTGCACTGGTTTTAAAGTTGTACACCTTCACGCTGACCAAGAGTTTCTAATTAACTTTGGTACTGCAGAAGCAAACTGTGGTGATAATGATCTAGAATTAGAAGCAGGTAACTACACTCTTGCGATACCTGACGCTATTGGTGACACTGTTATAATGAATATCTTAGCAGCAACCAGTGATAACGTAACTATTAAAGTAGTACTTTCATAAAATATTGCAACCCTGCTAGAATATAGTGGGGTTGTATTAACATAAGGAATAATTAAATGGAATTAAAAAAACCAACAACCGATCAAAAGGGTTTAAAAAAATTACCTACTGCAGTTCGTAATAAAATGGGTTACATGAAAAAGGGTGGTACACCTAAACCTACAGATTATCGTAAAACAGGAATGTTTTATGGTGGCATGTCAAAGAAAAAGGGTTGATATGAAACTTAAAGACAACAAAGTATTATCAGATAAAAATAAAGTAATAGCTGAAAATATTAATGGTGACTGGGTATCTAAAGATGACTCTGTTTCTATCTTTACTATTTTAGACTTTGTTAAAGATGCTGAAGTAGAAGAAACAGAAATGGTACGTGCTCGTAATGAGAAAGGTCATTATATAGCTGACGATCCTAATACACCTGAAAATGAAGCTTGGACAACTAAAGTTGTCAAGAAGATTGTGGGAAAAGCATAACAGGGTTGCATTTTTATCTATAGTATGTTATAACTATATGTGATATAACTATCTCTGGTAGCTAAAGTTACCGTTAACACAGGAGATAGATTATGTTAAAAAGAATATTTAATAGAATAATTGAAGCAAGAATAGAATCAGCAAAACGTAAGATTGCACGTAATCAATTATATAGTATGACCGACTCAGAACTAAGAGATATAGGCATAGGTCGCTATGACATAGAAAGAGTTTTAAGACATGGCTATAAAGAAGCGAACCACTAATACACGTAAAGCTAAACCATTAAAAATGTCTAAAGGTGGTAAGAGTACAGTTAATAAAGCAGGTAACTATACTAAACCCACCATGCGTAAAAATATTTTTAATAGAATAAAAGCAGGAAGTAAAGGCGGTGGTGCAGGTCAATGGTCTGCACGTAAAGCTCAAATGCTTGCAAAAGCGTATAAAGCTGCAGGAGGCGGCTATAAAAATTAGAGGCTAAGATGGACCCAGTTACAATTATTGGTGGGGCTACTGTAGCATTTAATGCCCTCAAGAAGGGATTTCAAGTAGGTAAAGACCTACAAGATATGTCTGGGCAGTTAACACAATGGGCAGGTGCTATGAGTGACCTGTCCTTCATGGAACAAAAAAATAAAAATCCTCCATGGTGGAAAGCGTTAAATGGACAATCTGTTGAAGCCGAAGCATTAGAAATATTTACAGCTAAAAAGAAAGCAGAGTCTATGCGTCAGGAGTTAAAAGACTGGATTAGTTTTAGTATGGGTCCAAGTGCATGGGATGAACTAGTAGCTACTGAGGGTAGAATACGTAAACAAAAGAAAGAACAAGAGTACCGTAAAGCTGAAATGATTGAAGCAATTATAACTTGGACAGTCACGGGTTTATTAATGGTTTCAGGTATAGGTGCTTTAATATTAATAGCATGGATAATAAATGGCTAAATCAGCATCACAAAAAAGTCTTGACAAATGGACAAGACAAAAATGGAGAACTAAAAGTGGTAAACCTTCTACGCAAGGATCAAAAGCTACTGGTGAACGATACTTGCCAGAGGCAGCAATCAAGGCTATGTCTAGTTCGCAGTATGCAGCAACTACGGCTAAAAAAAGAAAAGATAAAGCAGCAGGTAAACAGTTTTCTAAACAACCTAAAGCTGCGGCTAAAACTTCCAGACGTTACAGGAGATCTTAATTGGTAATAGATTTTGATGTAGATGGTGATGGTAAGATCACAGCAGAAGAAATAGCAATGAAAGAACGTATGCTTGAGGTTGAGCTACGTGAAGAAAAATCATCATCACAAAAATTTATGGCATGGGTAGCAATGGGAATGATGATTGTATTTACGGTTATTTTATTTACTCCTATGATGACAGATTCAAGAGTAGAAGCCCTTGCAGATTTGCTTGGGTTATTTTATATTGCACAGACAGGTGTTGTAGCAGCCTATATGGGAGCTACAGCTTACATGGCAGGTAAACCAATGGGCAATAGAGTAGCAATGCAAAAGGATATGAGATGAGTTTTAAATTAAGTCAGAGATCAATGGACAGATTAGAGGGTGTGCATCCTGCTATGACTGGAGTAGTAGAAAGAGCTATACAACTTACAGATGTAGACTTTGGAGTTACACAGGGTGTAAGAACTTTAGAAGAACAAAAGGCTAATGTAGCTGCAGGAAGATCACAAACAATGGCTAGTAAACATTTATTACAGGACGATGGATTTAGCCATGCTGTAGATGTTGTAGCTTATGTAGGACCAGACGTATCATGGGAATTAAATTTGTACGATAATATTTGTGATGCTTTTAAACAAGCAGCAGAAGAAACTGGGGCATCTATTAAATGGGGTGCTGCATGGTCTGAGGGAGATATTAGATCATATTCTGGAACAGCAGAGGACGCTATGATGGCATATGTAGATTTGCGTAGATCACAAGGTCGTAGACCTTTTATTGATGCGCCACATTTTGAGTTGATGTAATGAGATGGTTACTACTCGTTCTATTTTTATCTTCTTGTGGTTTGAGTACTCTGCTTCCGCTAGGAGGGTCAGACGGTCCTACAGTAAATTCAAATGCACAGATAGGTGCAGAAAATAGACAGGCAGTAATGTCTGTAGAACAAACAGAAGAAGTTACAGCAGGTAGAGATGTTGTAACTACAGAAGTTTTAAAAGAAATAGAAACAGGTATGGTTGAAAAACTAAATATTCAAAACATACCACCTTGGGTAATGATCCTATTGTTATTAGGATGGTTACTGCCAACACCTACAGAAATGGGCAGAGGCATGTTTAACTTTGTACTATTATTATTTGGAAGACAGAAACTATGACACGAGCACTAACAGAGAAACAACAAAAGCTATTAGCTGTGCTGTTTGACGAAGCAGGTGGAGATATTGTGACCGCAAAGAAACTTGCAGGATATTCTGATGCTACATCCTCTGCTGAAGTAGTAAAGTCTCTTAAAGAAGAAATACTAGATGCAACGCAGACTTACATGGCACGTAATGCACCTAAAGCTGCAATGTCTATGGTGGGTGCATTGTACGATCCTACTGAGTTAGGTATTCGTGACAAGATGCAAGCTGCCAAAGAACTACTTGATCGTACAGGTCTAGTAAAAACAGAAAAGATGCAAGTAGAAGCAAAGGGTGGTGTAATGCTTATGCCACCTAAACAAATGGATGAAGATGACTAAACCTCTACAAAAGTGGAAGTTACCCCAACCAACCGACATAAAAGAAGACAATGAATGGATTGTTATTCCACGAATATCAAGAACAATACCATTTGGATATGAAATAGATAAGGACGATCCCGATATACTTCTACCTATTGAGCACGAACTTAATATGCTTGAAGAGGCAAAGAAATATATAAAACAATATTCATATCGTGAGGTAGCTAATTGGTTATCTAGAAATACAGGTAGATCTATATCTCACGTAGGACTCAAGAAACGGTTGGATAATGAGCGAAGAAGAAAAAACAAAGCTGGAAGCCTACGCAGATGGGCAGACTATGCGAAAAAGGCAATCGCCAAAGCGGAAGAAATTGAAACTAAACGCATCGGTGCAAAAGCCTACGAAGAAGAAAGCTACCCCAAAGCAAGTTAATATCGTTGAGGAGATTCCTGTTGAGGAACAACACAACGTTATTTTCAAACCTAATGAAGGTCCACAGACAGACTTTCTAGCTGCAGGTGAACGAGAAGTTTTATATGGCGGCTCTGCAGGTGGTGGTAAGAGCTATGCAATGTTAGCAGATCCATTAAGGTATATGGGTCATCCTGATT